TAAAGAAGGTCAGATTATTGGTCGTGTTGGTTCCACTGGTTTTTCTACGGGTCCACACTTGGACTTGAAAATTAAAAGGAATGGTTCCTACATCAATCCGTTAACCTATTTACAAGGAAAAGCTGGTGGTGGCGGTAGCGTATCTGGTGGTAACTATGTTGGGAAATATGCTTCTATTATTCGTTCAGCAGCTGCTCGTTTCGGTGTAAGCCCTGCTTTAGTAGCAGGTATCATCAAACAAGAATCAAAGTTCAATCCTAATGCCCGTTCCCCTGTAGGAGCAACAGGGTTAATGCAGCTAATGCCTGCCACTTCACGTTCTATGGGTGTTAAAAACCCACGTGATCCTCAACAAAACATTATGGGCGGAACAAAATACATTTCACAAATGTTGCGGATGTTTGGTGGTAATACAAGACTAGGTTTAGCAGCTTACAATGCGGGTCCTGGTAACGTCAAGAAGTATGGAGGTGTCCCTCCGTTCAAAGAAACACAGAACTACGTGCGAATAGTTATGGCGAATGCTAGAGCCTTTGGTGCACAATTCAAAGGTTACTTTAAGGGCGGAATCGTTAAAATGAAGCAGCTTGCTTGGCTTGCGGAAAAAGGCGCGGAGGCTGTTATTCCTTTAGATAATCAACGTGACCGAGCCCTTCAATTATTTAAATCTGTAGGAGAACATTTTGGGTTTGATATGGATGCGCTTATGAATCCACAGTTGCAAATGGCTGGTGCTAGTAGCTTTTCAAATGTTCAAAGTGCTATGACAACTATGTCTAACAAAGTCTCTCCTGAAGGCTTAAAGCTTCAAGGTAACTCAGGTCAAGTTATTGAAGTAGTAGTTCACAACCATACTGAGCTTGACGGAAAAGAGCTTGCGAAAGGAAGCTATAAATACACGACTGAATATCAAGAGAGGGATAAACGTAGTAAAAGCAGTTTCCAAAAAGAGAGGGGGTAAAGTATGGAGTCAAATTTTACATTTAGAAATCAGAGACGAAGTTATCTAACAGTCTTGCGGGGCAGAAAACGCCCTGCATGGGCTCCTGTGAAGCGAAATCTACTTGCAGTACCAAATAGACCCGGTGCCTATCATAAAAGCACAGACATTGATGTAAGACCCCTTGAGGTTCCTGTTCGGATTAAGGCTGAAAGTATTGCCGATTTACAGAAGATTAAAGAGGATTTAGCTGACTGGCTCATAACAGAGTCAGTCGAAGAGCTAATTTTTGATGATGAACCAGATCGCTCCTATTTTGCAATGATAGATGGCGAACTTGATCTAGATGAACTTGTTAACAGAGGGAAAGGTACAATTAATTTTATCTGTCCAGATCCTTATAAATACGGGTTAACGAAAATACAGCGATCAAATAACGGTACTCTCACAGCTCGTAATGAAGGAAGTGTAGAGGCACTTCCCACTTTCGAAATAGAGGTCGATGCTGATTATACTAATATTGACATCTCTAACGGAGACTTAATGAATCGTATTGGACGAGTTGTAAATATTGAGGACTATGCAGTTAATCGTGAGGAAATAGCACTTAGTGATCCTCTTTCAACTATAACAGGTTGGGCAAAGACTGTAGGGTCTGTTCATATCGATGGGTTAGCTACTGGAAATATGAAATCAGATGGTACACGTTTTTTAGCTGAAGATTTTGGAACTGTAGCAGAAGCTTGGCACGGTCCCTTTTATAAAAAGTCCCTTGGTCAAACGTTAACTGACTTTCGAATCGAAACCATTGTAGAGCTAGTAAATACAGGGGAAGACAAATTTGGGAAGGTTGAATTTTATCTATTGGATGAAAGCAACCTCCCTGTTTGTATGTTAACAATTAAAGACGTTGATTCATCCGGAAAGCGTATATACGCAACACTACGTACAGGTGGTGGTGATCAAGGCTTTAAAGATCTAATTAGTACCCATGGAGATAAGGAAGCGACTTTTTGGAACTTTTATGGAATGCTGAGAATTGAACGCACGCGTAATCGTTGGACAGCATATGTAACGGTTATTAACAAAGATACAGGCAAGCACGTAGCACGTTCTTTTGTAGAGTACTATGATACTGAGCAACAATTTACAAGAAATCCAGCTCAAGTGGGTGTCTACATGGCTCAGTATGGGACAAGAAAAGTAGCCTCTCTAAGAGCATATGACGTGAAAGTATGGAAGCTCAATTTACTGACGGAAAATCAAATTCCTTATATTGTGAGTGCTGGGGACGTGGTTACGTTTGATCATAAAAATCAAGTCATTCTAATTAATGGCGAGCCTCGAATGGATCTAAAAGCCTTTAGTGGAGAGTTTTTTAAGCTGAGTAGAGGTATTAATACAATTTCTACAAGTCCACCTTTACCAACAAAAGCAACTTGGAGGGAACGATATAAATGATCCATTTATTAGATTATAAAACTGATAATATTGTTGCCTTTTTAGAAAGTGAATTACAAGATGCAGTCCACTTACGAAATATGGACTTGGAAGAGACGTTTCGTTTTGAGTGGCCTGTGAACGATGATAAAGCAAAATATATCATAGGTCGTAACCGAGTAGTTATTCCTGATGATAAAACCGGATATCGTGAGCTTATTATAAATGAGCTAGATAAAGATGCTGACAGCGTAATTGCGTATTGTTCAGCATCTTTTTTAGATTTAAAGAAACAAAAAATCATTTCTCCTCAAACCTTAACAGGTCAAACGGTAAACACTGCAGCAAACTGGGTTTTAAATGGAACTGAGTGGGAGTTAGGTACCACTGATTATTCAGGTATACGCCAAATTACGTTTGAGTATATGAACGCCTATGACGCTATTCTTCAAGTGAAGGAAACGTTTGGCTGTGAAATCTCTTTTCGAATTGAAATTGATGGAAATAAGATTGTAAAGCGATATGTAGACCTTGTAACAAGCCTTGGAAAGTTTGATGGAAAAGAAATTACCTTTGGTAAAGATTTATCCGGTATCCGTCGCAAGGTAAACTACGATAACTTAGTTACTTCTCTAGTTTGTATTGGACCTGAAAAAGAGGATGGAACACGTTTAACTGTGACTGTAGAGAATGAAGCTGCTAGGCAACGTTGGTGTCGTAATAACGGTAAGCATCTAGTAGCCCTTTATGAACCTGAGTCAAGTGATCAAACCATGACAGTACAAAAGTTAACGTCTCTTGGTCTGACTGAATTAAACAAACGGATTATGGGATCTATTGAGTACGAAGTGGAACAAGTCACATTAGATTCAGTTTTAGGGCTTGAACATGAAAAAGCTTCATTTGCTGATACGTTACGTATTAAAGACCTTCACTATGTTCCGCCACTTTATTTAGAAGCACGAGTAACAGAAGTTGAGCGCCCTTTATTAGATAGCTCTCAGAAAACCTATAAGCTAGGTGATTTTGTAGAATACACTCAAGATCAAGTTATGAATCTTAGCTAATAAAAACATAAAGTTTGGAGGTGATTATATGTATCAAGCAGGAAACTCAGTTGAACAAGTATTTGGTGGTACGGTCATTAAGCAAGGTGATCGTACTCCTCTAGGGTTTAATTTTCGAACAGAAAACGGCGAGCTTGTAACTTTAACGGGTTCTACTGTTCAAGTCAAAGTAGCCAGCGATAAAGGGGTTGTCTTAGAAAAACAAGCAACCATATCCGATGAATATACAGCTCAATTCGCAATAGGTTCTCAAGATATTACTGGTGCTGGAGACATGCGCATTGAATTTATTGTGACGTATCCAGGAGGAACAATAGAAAAATTCCCTTCAGACGATTGGCAACGAATTCGTATTACTCCCACATTAGAGAATGTTGAAAAATATGGTGTTGCTTACATTAGTTTTGAAAAGATGAGAAGTGAATTCGGCTTACAGTTTGAGGAGTTCACTGCTGGAGTAGAACCACGTCTAAAAGATGCAGAAACCAATGCATCTTCAGCTATAAACAACTCAGAACAAGCAGTTTCTCTTGCTAGTAGTGTACAAGAACAATTAAATCAAGTTGTAATCGAAGGCGATTCTTCTGTTGAAGCAGCACAAGCGAGAGTAGATTTAGATGGTTACGCATATTCATCTTTAAAAAACCGTGTGGATGATTACCAAAATAAAATTAATAACGTATTCAAAAAAGTATACGGTTCAATAAATGTTCATGAATTCGAAAGTTTTATTCCGAATAAAACACTAATACCTGACCCTTTGAATTGGGACTGGACTCAAGCTTTTACTGCTGCAATCGCTTCTATTTCAAAAGGAGCTATAGAATTAGGTAACACCACTTACAAAGTAACAGGTGAAATTAACACGAACGGCAAACCAATTCGATTTATTGGTAAGGGTTCGTCAAATACCGTTATCACACCTCAATTCTCAGGAACATTATTCAACTGGTCAGGAACAAAGGATTCTTTCATTTCTTTGTCAGGTTTAGGGTTACAAGGTGTAACAATTGAAGGTGGTAATTATAATGTTAACGCGATTAAATTAGTGTACACAGCTCGCGGTAATTTTTCTGATATTGTTACCAATCGAGTTGCTGGTCATGGGATATATCTAAGATCCGTGCAAGATAGTACATTTGAAAACATCTATTTGCGTTATTGTGGGCTAAGGGCAAACAACACGTATGCTCTTTATATGGATAAACGCGATTCAACAAATGACACCAATACCGTTAACAATGTAAACGACAATAAATTTGTTAATGTAACTTTTGAACATGATAACGGACGGTTACTTTATTCAGAAGGTGATTC